TGTATGACTGGTATCTAAATGTTGCACGACAAGTTATAATGGTATCTGATGACAATTTGGTATCAAACTGTACATCACTCATGGTAAGTGGAAATACATTTGTGTATTCGATACGAATAAGTGGATTATTCAGAGCACTTAATACAGTTAAAGTGGCATCTGAAAAGTGTGTAATGTTTTGAAGTTCTCTGTTTTTACCTCTACCTTCAAAACCATCAGGATCAGCGATAGATGTAAACCAATTGTACATATCTTTCCAAGATTGCAGTTCTTCATCTATCATGAATGTAACATCTAACGGATCATATTTTAATTTTGTACCAGGAGAAAACATGTCCAAGAAAGGAGTAACACGATCCACTTCACCAAGAGTTACACCAGGAATATTTACTTCCTGACAAAAGTATTGTGTGGTAGGTATTCTTGCAAACGTCAACAAGAATTTTGTTGGTTGCAATGGATTGGTATTTTGTGGATTTCTGTTTAATACTGTCATATTAACTCCTTAATAGGTATTTAGGAGCCAAAAAAAGAGGGCACCGAAGTGCCCTCTGTAAAGACCACTCTACGGTGGTTTCGTATTACATCAGATTCTTGACTTGGAAGATTCTGTAATACTTGTTGGAACGAGCCTTCAGAACGCCCAGACCAACATCGGTACCTTCTGCAAATGGGTTTGCAACCATGCCATAACGGGTCTTGAAACCAATCTTTGGCTGGAAGGTGAACTGATCAACAGCACGAACCATCTGTAGAGGAACGTATGGGCAGTAGAACAGACCAGCATCATAAGGTGAAGAACCCTTATAACCGATTGTTACAAGTTCTTGGTTAGAAGTGTAACCACCGAAATATGGATCGATGTAAACCTTGATGCGGCCATGCAGCAGACCAGCAAATGTATTGCCAGTGTCATCTACTTGCAGGTCAGCAGACAGAGCAGGTGTGTACTGAAGAACACCAGCCATAGCCATAGCGGAAGCAACGTCTGATGAAACGATCAGAACGTTACCCTTACCTCTACGGGTTTGCTTAGCGATAACGTTAGCATCGCGTTCGATCTGGAAAATCAGACCCTTGAAACGCTCAACAGACCAACGGCCGTTTGAGTCGGTGTCAAGATCGAATACACCAGCGTTTGTTGTGCCATACTGAGCACCTGGAACAGCAACTGTGTAGATGGTACGAATAACTTCGCGGTTGATTTCTGCCAGAATTTCTGTAGACAGAATGTTGGACAGTTCTGTCTCGGCATCCAGACCGTGAATTGCCTTCAGGTCTTGTGCCAGTTCTAGAGAATACTCAGCCTTCAGAGCACGGCTACGAGCAGTTACAGTAACCTTTTCAATAGAGAAAGCCATCTGATTGAAAGCAGTCTCTTGTGTAGCACCCAGAGCTTCAGCAGCTGATGTGGACATACCAACACCAGTTGTGAATGCGTTAGCAGTCAGAGATGCAACTGGATTGTCGATTGTGTCACCCAGAGCGTTGTTAGCAAAACCGAATGGGTTGATGCTAGAACGAGTGCCTGAGAAGATTGTGTTTGCTTCGTTGAAGAATGCTTCGTTTGCATCAACAGAACCTGGAGTGCCTTGAGCATTGTACTTGGCGCGCATTGCAAAGATCAGGCCTGTAGGACCAGTCATTGGCTGAACACCAGCAACGTCATAAGCAATCAGGTTAGGCAGAGCACGACGAACCAAGCTAATTAAGATTGGGTCGAAGTTCTGAACACCACCAGTCAGGTTGGTAGGAGCTGCAATTGAAGGAGCAGTTTCGTTCAGTTGTTGAGCAGCTGCAGCCATTTCACGCTGTTGGTTCTCAAGAATAACAGCAGTAACGGCCTTCTTATATGGATCCTTGATGGCTTCTAGCTCTGGATGCTCCAGAACTGGCTGCCACTTGTTTTGTAGTTCTTCGGATAGAAACATTGTTTATTTCTCCTTGTTAGTTTCTATAATGGTAAATTCTATTTATTTTACCACAGTTTTAGAGAGTGCGGTTGCGATAGCAGCAACTGTAGGATCATTAGAAACAACAGGTTTCTTTTCATCCTCAACAATCACTTCTTCGTTAAGTGCAGAAGCAGCAGCAGGCTTAACTTGCTCTGTGAAATAAGATGTTCTCAGAGTTACTAGCTTGTCTGCGAATTCCTCATCGTTTGTAAACTCCAGGCTCTCTGCGAGCGCTTTCATTTTTTCAACTTGAGTCTGCGTTAGGCCTTCACATACTGCATGTATAGCCTCAATTTTTTTGTGTTCGTTTAATTCTTTGCGTAGTTCAACGGCAGATTGAATTTGCTCATTGATTTCGGATTCCAGTTCTTCGACCTTGTTGGTAAGTTCTTCAACAACATCAACCTTTTCTTCTGGAATATCAATGTAGTGCTCGATGAACAGATCCTTCAGACCACCGATAAAGTCTTCCACGATTTCTGCGCGTAGACCCTTTTCGATTGCCAGTTGGTTCTCTTTCATCCATTCTTCGGCCATGTAACCAATGTAATCGTCCAACTTCTGTGCAAGTTCGTTCTTGACTTCTTCAACAGCCAGTTCGAACTCTTGAACCATAGCTTCTTCGATTTCTTCTACCAGAGCTTGTGTGCGAGCTACAACGGCAGATTCGAAAATTGTGGTTGCCTTCTGTTTGAATTCTTCTGAAAGATTTTCACCAGAAAGAAGTGCGTCAACATCGGACTCCATTTCTTCTTTCATCTTTTCTTTCTTCATCATCTTCTTGATGAGAGCCTTGTCTTGTGCTTCATCTTCGTGTTTCTCATCTTCTTTTTCTTCTTTTTCTTCAGAAACAACTTCTTCTTCAGTGGAAGTTTCTTCAGCATAAGATTGGAAAGTGGCACCAGGATTTGACTGGAACATTTGTTTTGCCAGTTTTGCCTTTACACGGTCACGAATGTTCTCATAAGAAGATTCTTCGTGTTCGTCGCCTTGCTCAGACTTAACCAAATCAGCACGACCATGCGATTGCATATCGAACTTTGCGTCCAAATGCTTTGCGCCTTCTGCGCCAACTGGTGGTGTTGCGCCAGGAGGTGTTGCTGTTGGTGCACCTTTAGTTGCATCGGGAGCAGCATCAGTTGTTTTTGTTACTTTTGTACCAATGTCACCAACTTCTTTGGTGCCGTATGCAACATCACCTGAAAGTTTTTGTGAACCATCTTGGCCACCACGCTTAGATGCAATGTTGGCGTCAAATGTTTCTTTAGCGCCTTCATTCATCAAAACAGCTTTAGCGGCATCAGCAAGCTTTAGTTTAGACATGTTGGAAATCTCCTTGATTTTTATATTGGATATTTATAATTATAGTTTTTTGATGAAGTTCTCGAATATGTGCAGACTTACTTTTTCAATATCTTTGCGTGAAGCTTCCTTAATCATTTTTTTGGCTGCTTCATATTGAACTTCAGTCCATACACCATCTACTAACATCCATTCTTTACCTTCCATAATACCTTGAACGAAAGCTCCAGGTGCTGAAGGATCTGCTACAATATCTGCCGCTGTGGCTAGATGGAAGTCATCTTGAACTATGTTAATACCGTTTACACTTTTTAAAGAACCCATACCTCTAGATGATACACCAAGTTGGCCACCACCTTCGATTAGATTCTTTGCGATATTACCCATAGGTGTTTCAAGAATCTTAGCTTTGCCTATCCAAACATTACCTTCTTGACGAAGATTCACAGTCATGTGTGAAACTCTGTCTAGATTAATTGTTGGGGTGTCAGGATGACCCAGTTCACCAAAGGCACGATTTTTATTAACATATTCTTCTGTATAACGCGAAACTTCTTTTTGCATTGTTTCGCGTAGATATTTGCGTCCATTTCTATTTACAGCTTCAGAAACCAAAAATGGTCCTTCAATAAAAAGACTTCTTTTGCCGTCTTTTTCTTCTGTTAGATACTTGACTTCTTCGACAACTTCTTTAATAAGTTTCATCTTATTTCCTTATGGACGCAGTTGGTAATCTGGACCGTAGTTGAATGCCGCAGGATCATTGAATTGACCGCGTTGATAATAGAAATTATCTTTGCGTAACTCTAATACAATGGTATAACTGGAGTTTGCAACTTGACCTCTTGTTCGAATTGCAATATCGCCATTGTTATTGGGACCTACTACAGGGTTCTTAATGGTAATCCAACTGCCCGTTACATCATATTCTCCACTACCTTGTACAAAGAAAAGTGGTGTGCCATCAGCGGCTGTAGAACTAGCTGTATTGGACCAATATAATTGAACATCTCCAGCGCTGGTATCTGTATCATACCACAAACGAGTTAGTGTCAATCCATAGTATGACAAAGCACCAGTGTTTGATGTGGATGATAAAAGGTTTGCTCTAGAAGTGTCTAAAGCACCATATAAAGTATTGGCTGCAATTCTAGATACATTATCTTCTTGGCCACTACCATCAAATTCACCAGTCAGTTTGATGACAGCAAATTGTGTATCATCTTTTAATACTTGATAAGAAAATCTGTTTGGCATTTTTTA